CAAAACATTTTTTAAAACGGTCTATTCAAAATACACTAATTTTGGTATGCAAAAATTCCGTATAGATCACGAGGGTCAAAGAAATCTAAAACTAAATGAAGAGACCTCGTTGACTTTTAAAATTCCTAGAAATGCTGAATTACTTATGGACGCATATCTTGTATTTAATTTACCAGATATATGGAGTCCCATTATACCGCCTAGCAGTGAAGAGCAAACATGGAGACCCTATAATTTTAGATGGATTTCTCACATAGGTGCAAACATAATTAAAAAAATGTCGGTTAGCATAGGCGGACAGAAAATTCAAGAGTTTAGTGGCGAATACCTGAAAAATATGGCAGAAAGAGACTTTTCACAAACAAAGAAGGACCTTTTCTATAAAATGATTGGTCACACGAAAGAAATGTATGACCCGGACAATGCATACAATCGTATTGATCGTTACCCGATTAGTTTCTTTCTTACACCAAAACCTCATACCATAACAGAGCCTAATACGAACATTTCGGACTGGTCTGCGCCCTCCATAAACGGTAGAACTATTTATGTTCCTTTGCATTTCTGGTTTATGAACTCACCTAAAATGGCATTACCCTTAGTGGCTTTACAATATAATGAGGTTACCATAGATATAACATTAAGACCGATAAAGGATCTTTTTACAATACAAGATGTAACACAGCCAACTTCAAAGGGGCTTGCTCCCATACAACCCGATTTCAAAAATGAATACCATAGCATGTACCGATTTCTACAACCGCCTCCAAATATATTACTTCAGGCAATTCATTATGAAAATAAAAATAATTCATGGAATACTGACATCCACTTGATGTCAACCTACGGGTTTTTAACGGACGAAGAGGCAAAAATATTTGCTTTAAACGAGCAAAGATATTTGATAAAGGATATTAAGGAAAATATATATCCAAATGTCACAGGAAACAATCGGATCCGCCTACATACCACGGCTCTTGTATGTAGTTGGGTATGGGTTTTTAAACGTAATGATGTGTATAAAAGAAACGAGTGGTCCAATTATTCAAATTGGGATTATTTAAATAAAATGCCGGTTGATTTGCTTCCGGCTCCTACCGATAAATATAATTTACAGTTTAACGGTAATTATTTTGGCCCGGGCGTGGATTATTTTAATGTTGCGCCAGTTGGTTCTGAAAAAGTATTTGAAACATCGTATAACGATTACTTTATTTCTGACTATTTAGATACTAAAATTAGACGTGAAATACTTACACGATTATCTATTATATTTGACGGACAACTAAGAGAAGATTCATTGGAGTCAGGCATTTTTAATTATCTTGAAAAATACAAAAACAGTACGGGTAATTCAGATGATTATATTTATAGTTATAGTTTCAGTTTGAATACGAGCCCGTTTGAATTACAGCCTTCGGGTGCTATTAATTTAAGTAAGTTTAAAACGATTGAACTAGATATTTCTACTATATTGCCTGATATAGACGAGACAAATTCCAACTTTATTACTATATGTGATGCGGAAGGAACTGTAATAGGTACTACACAAGGAAATACACTATACAAATATACATTTGATTTGTTTTTTACGGAAGAGAGATATAATTTGTTAAGGTTTATTAGCGGACAGGCATCTTTAGTTTATGCGCGTTAAAAATTGGTCTTATCTACACATTTAAGACCAGGATGACATTCATTTGAAGAAAACATATCCGGTCTATAGTCTCCGGACCGATACCCTTCTTTTATAGAAAACGCAGAAACGACAATGACAAGAATTAATATTATTTGTATCCACATTATAAAATAATATATATAATTAAATGGCCGATTTTGTAAATATAGAAGTTCCAAAATATTATTATTGGCAAGGAGATACACCTGATTTACCTGAAGATGATACAACGGTTACCTATACGCTGGTTGGCCCCGATTCAACCTCTATCAAAATATCTAGCGGATTTAAAATTGAAAATAGTTCAAAGGGCTATAAATTAACAGGGACTAGACCCAGTTCTAAACTTACCATTACTTTTGCACCATCATCCACCAATACAGAAAATGGAACAACCATAGTATTAACCAATAACTCAACACAATACCGATTTAAAGGAAATCCTGCGGGTATAAACAAATATGAAGTAAACAGAGGAACCGTTAGTATTAAAGAATCTGAACAACAAAAACTTTTGAATGCAACAAAAGAGGGGGTTAAAGCAATAGATAGTGCGAAGAATACCTATGTTAAAAATACAACCGCACAAGCCGAATTTTTAAAAACGGATGCCATTTACACGTCGTCTTCTACCATGGATAATATAACAAGATTATTCTATTTATTTTTTAATGATTTTGTCGTTATATTTGTAATTTCAGTATTTGTGATAACCATGTTATTGATACTTAAAGCGGACCCTAATTTTTTATATCCAACCGATTTAAAAAAATTCCCCTTTGTCTCGGCCGAATATAAGTATGATATAACTACAATAAAAAACGAGGGTGGATTTTGTGGCGGTACAGTTGACTTTCAAGATCCTCCGAGACAAAAGGATGAGGATAAACCAATTATTGAAATTTTTAACGATATCATGAATGGTAGAAAGGCCTATAAATTTTCTTCAGAATTTCAAGAAAAATGTAAAGACACCACAAATACAAGCGGAGCATTTGCAGTTTTAGTTTATTGGATGTTGTATTTAAGATTACATAACTTTGTATGGATTCAAAAGACATTGAATATTTTGCACGGTTCTTTACAAATGCTTTCTGAGATTCCTGTATACGTACCCTTTACTATTTTATTGGTCACCTTCTATTTTTTAGTTGAAAATATAAACAAAGGAGTACTTAAACCCTATTTCAAATACGATAACGGTGGATATAAGGATTTTGATCCAGGTAGCTTTCTGGATACAAATGGTAAAAGAGGGTTTATTAATATTATTATTATGAATTTAATTAGCATACTATCCATGGTAATTATTATTGTCATCCCATTATTTTTAATATTGTCGGTCGCGACAATTTATGCAAATGTAAGCGCATTACTCGCGATGATTATATCCTCGTCATCGGTAGAATGCATGTTTTTGTCCTTTTTCGCAATTATAACCTCCATTAATTTTGTATTGAAGCTTTTGCCTGAAGATTTGGATCCAACTAAAATTAAACTAGGTAAGGATATGTCAACGATAACCAGACAGGTGATAGATTTTATATTTAACATGTTTCGTTTGATAAGATTACCCGACTTAAGTACAACCAATATATTCTTCTTTATTGTAAATATATTTACCTTCTTAGGTTCTATTTTTGGAGTTTTTCTTCCATTTTTTATTGCATTGAGCGCTTCTTTATATATTGCGTTTAAAATAGCATACAGTGCCTTTATTTTACCCTTTAGAACAAAAAATTTTACTAAAATAATAACACCTGCTCTGCATGTGGTGATGGTGCTTTTACTATTTCTTTTATTAATACATGTAGAGGATGTGCTTGGTGCCTATTTATTATACATTGCGATATTTATTACGGTAGCAGTTGGGTTTATAATGTTTAAAAACTAATATAAATTATAATTATCTAATTGTATAATGTCTCAACCGCGAGTTAGTATATGCACTCCTACCTTTAATAGGCGCCCCTTTTTCAGAGGGCTTATTGAAGTCGTGATGAATCAAACCTATCCCAAGGCGCTTATGGAGTGGGTAATTATAGATGACGGTACAGATAAGATAGGCGATCTTGTCTCACACATTCCTTTTGTAAAGTATGTACCGGTTGAAAAGAAAATGGCCCTTGGAGAAAAGCGAAATTTTATGCACGACCAATGCACCTTTAAAGAGGACGATGCAATCTTAGTTTATATAGACGATGATGACTATTATCCGCCTCAACGAGTTGAACATTCGGTTGAAAAATTAATGGGTTCAAAGGCGTTATGTGCCGGAACAAGCGAAGTTTATTTATGGTTTAACGAAATGAATAAAATGTATCGGTTTGGTCCGTATGGACCAAATCACGCAACGGCCGGAACCTTTGCATTTAAAAGAGAACTTTTAAAGCAAACCAAATACGAAGACTCGGCGCAGTTAGCCGAAGAGAAATTCTTTTTAAAAAACTACACGATACCCTTTATTCAATTAGACCCATTTAAAACGATTCTTGTCTTTTCGCATGAACAAAATACTTTTGATAAACGAAAGTTAATAGATCCAGATAATCCAAACTGCAAGGAATCGTCTGTAAAGGTAAAGGTATTTGTAAAGTCAAAAGAATTGCAAAAGTTTTATACAACCGACCTGCCCTTGCTTTTAAAAGATTATCTGCCTGGAGACATTCAAAATAAGCCTGACGTATTGTTAGAAATTAAAAGGAGAGAAGAAAAGGCGAAGATGATTACCATAAATACATCTGAAAATAAGTCATTTCAGATAAATCCAAAGGAATTGTTAGAGGCTCTAAAGCATAAAACCGAAGAATGTTTGGAATTGCGTCAAGAATTAGATAAATGCAAGGATTATATTAAGCTTTTAGTTGAAAATATAAGGAAGCGCGGTTAATTTCTATTTGACTAAGTTCCTCCGTATTTTTTCGTACAATTCTATAGTACAACTCCTTTTTAGAGCAATTTAATTTATTACACAATCCAATAATAAAAGTGTTATTGTTATATTCATTACTGTATTTTGTTAGTACCTTTGTGAATCTATATTCGGGAACCTTTTTACATGGTATTTTTGTTTTTTTATACAAATAATAATTATGAAGTATTTTGATAAAATAGGTCATTTCATTAAATATCCATAACTGTTTTTGAAAACTTATTCTATCAAAATAATCACCCACACAAATATTTTCTAGAAAGTTGTAATAAAAAGAATAGTGTTCGGGTTTGATACAATCCACGATGTTTTCGTGAAAAAATAGGGCTTGTGTAGCCTTTTCATTTTCTATAATATTGTCTTCGTTAAATTCTTTCATCATAATCTGTCTTATGTTATGTTGAATGTTTTTCTCGTACTGATTATGGGATAGATAAACCTCTTTTTGTATCGTGATCATGTTTGATAATTTTAGGATTTCTTTTATTTTTTTGTCGTGTATATTCGTCCCGCATAAAATAATAGAAAAGCTTCGGGTTTTTTTCTTTTTTTCTTCTAACTTAAATTGTTTTAAAAAACTTGTAAGTACCTTTTTTTCGTGAGTATGTAAGTAATCAATATTATCTATCACGCATATTTTAGAACACTCCTTTTTATTAAATAATTCAATAATACTTGGTTTCATAAAAAGAAGAATGTCTTCATAATCATTTATATCCTGTATGGAAATAAAATGAACGTTATCAAGTTTTTTAATCAACTCGGTTTTTCCGACACCTGACTTACCATAGATATATATAGGTTTTGTTGAATTTAAACAACGTTTTAATTCTTTAAACTTGTCATCAGCCATTATTTTTTTATATAAACTATACTTTAACTAATAACAAATATTACTATTATTTGTAATTCCGTCCCAAGATACTCCGCATTCATTCGCCCATTTCTTTTTTGAACATAGCCCGCTGTTAGGCCCTGTTCCCGAGACATTATAATAATCGGTAGTATAATCAACATTACCGCATTTTGAATCGGCGCTTTTTGAATAAAGAGTCTCATTTGAAACACATGTTCCAGAAACTAAACTATAGTAATCGGGACATTTTGAAATACTTGCTGGGTATATCTGCTTCTTACTCATGTTTGATAAAATAACGCCAAATATTGACAATACAATGATTAAACTTAATACTGCTAGAATTAAAATGCTTTTATAAAAGTCCATTATAATAAAAAAATAAAATATTATATAGTTCAATGGAATCAAATGGACGTATAAATTTATTAAATCTTCCTAGTGGAACGCCCCTATTTCTTCAAGAAAAGGTGAAAAGTGTAGATAAAACCTATTTTTCAAATGCTTTGAAACATACATTACAAAACTCCCAGTTGTCTGTCTTGTTTTTTTCAGCTGCAAATGTTACTATTATAGAAAACGGTATTAAAGCAGCGGTATATAAATTATCAAATAATACACATATTATTGATACGCAAGATTACGATCAATTGTATGTTATTATGAGGTCAACTTTTTTGCAGTATAGTTTAAATCATCCTGATAATATTACTCAGCAGATTGAGGTATTAAATTCTAGAGTCATCGCGCATTGTGCACCAAAAATATATAGCGAAATAGAGTCTTATATAAAATATAAAAAAGATTCTTCTACCTTAATCTCTCCACTAGACATGCCAACCTATATCCATAAGGATAAAGGCTTGGAGTTCAAAAGATTTTTTTAGATTTATTTCAACAGAGGATTCATTATCTTTCTCTTACTTGACTTAGAATTTATTCTATTCTTTGAAATACTTCTTCGCTTACTCTTCTTTAATATTCTATTCTTTGAAATACTTCTTGACTTACTCTTAGATATTACTCTCTTTGAAATACTTCTTCGCTTACTCTTAGATATTACTCTCTTTGGACCCGTAATTTTAATCTTATGAGGTTTCCTTTTAGGATTGAATGACTTTTTACCCTTTTCCAAAGATAAAATAAATCTCAACTGTTCTGGGTCTTTCTTTTCTAGTAATTGTTTAATCTTCTTCATCCGCATTTCTTTTAATTTGAGATAATCCATATATTATATTATAATATTTTTTCCAAATCCTTAAGTTCTTTGCTCCATAAATCCTGAATGGTAACTCCTTCTATTTCTTTATATTCTGCCTCTTTTTCCTTGTATTGACTTTTTAAATGATTTACATTCTCTTCGCATACAGAGTCCATTGTCATTTTGATAAGATAATTATAAGACCCCTCTATTTTTGAATAACCTTTCTCCAAAAGAATACTGCATATTTCAGTAGTACTCTTTTTTCGCAGGTCAAGCGTCTCTTCTAATATCTCTTGAATGTAGTTGTATTTATTTTTTAAAATCTCAATCTCTTTTGTTAAAACAGACAGAAGATATTCTTTACGCATATCATAGTATCGTAGCCTTTGAATAATAAAGTCATCGCATATTTCATGAATCGTATTGTAATGTACCAGTTTCTCTTCGTGATTAAACAAGTTCATGTTTGAAAAGGATAGATACGAGTACAGTTTCAGCGTCTTTACAATCTCCTCTTCATTAAACTCCTTTCCAAGGGTTATTTTAAAGTTAACAATCTTATCGGTTGACATGTCATTGAAATCTTTAATCACGCCATCTTCAACCAACTTATCAAGATAAATAAGGTAATCTTCGTTCCAAGTTCCAACAGGAAGTTCAGTAATCTCTACGATATTCTTTTTAATCGCATAGACACCCTTTGTGATAAACCGCGTGTCGGTTTCTTTCACAATTGTTCCGCGAAAGCCTCTGTAATAAGGAACAAAATCCTTGTTTGCAGGCCTTTTTGCAAGAGTATCTAAAATGTATTGAACCAAATCTCTTGGGTTGAAGCACTGAATCTCAGTGCTAAACCCCGTACCAATTCCCTTTGAACCATTCACCAAAATCATAGGAATAATCGGAACATAGAAGATGGGTTCAACGGGCTGACCGTCATCATTTAAATAACTTAAAATATGGTCGTCGCTTTTATTAAAGAGATAGCGAGTAATCTTTTCTAGTTTTGTAAAGATATACCTCTCCGATGCACTGTCTTTACCGCCCTGAAGACGTGTTCCAAACTGACCGTTAGGCGAAAACAAATTGATGTTGTTTGAACCCACAAAGTCCTGCGCCATATTTACAATCGCACCGTTCAAACTTGCCTCGCCATGATGGTATCCGGAATTTTCCGAGACATAACCACTAAACTGTGCCACCTTGATTTCGGTTGTTAAATTCTTTTTAAATGCACTATAAAGAATCTTTCGCTGAGAGACCTTTAGACCATCCATCAAATTGGGAATAGAACGATCGCAGTCGTATTTAGAGAAATGAATCATCTCTTTATTTACAAAGTCTCCAATAGACAAGGTCTTGTCTCGGTTGTCTACCCGCAGGTCGCGGTCATAAGACGTCAGCCACTCCTTTCGCGAGTCCGCCTTCTTTTTGTTAAATAACATATCAATACATTCGTCATCCTTTTCCTTTACATAAAAGTCTACCACCTTCTTATCTTTAAAATATTCTTTGAATTCTACACCTGTGCTTGTACCTAAACCCTTGTAATATTTAATTTTCCAACCGGGGTTTTCCTCCTTCCATGAATCATAGTCAGATTCGTTATAAAAGGAAACGCTTTTGGCACCCTTGGATGCTTTCAAAATGGGCGTGTTCATAAAGCCAATAAACCCGTCAATCTTCAAAAGAGAAGGCCATAAACATTCAAAGACATTGATACACAACCCTTTGATATGACTACCGTCTAAATCTTGATCCGTCATGAACATAATCTTACCGTATCTGAGGTCATTCACATTTTCATATTCTTTCCCCGTCTCCAAACCCATAATCTTTTTAATCTCATTAATCTCTTTATTCTCATTAATCTTTTTAAGAGCCTCGCCCCTGACATTTAATAACTTACCCTTCATCGGATAGACCCCTATTATATTTCTATCTTCTGGAGAAAGACCCGAAATAATACCGGCTTTTGCTGAATCTCCCTCGCACAAAATAAGAATACATTTGGTTGAATTCTTTGTTCCTGCATGATTCGCATCCACCAACTTGGGAATACCGCGCAAAGTCTTCGTCTTGTTACCGTCCGTCTTCTTAGAATTCTTCTTTTCTTTTAGTTCGCTCATATCGCACGACGCAGACAAAATACCCATGTTCGCCAGTTTCTCTACAAACTTGTCGCTCACCGTGCAAGTAGAACCAAACTTAGAAGAAGGAGTGGTTAAGTAATCCTTTGTCTGACTATCAAACGACGGGTTCTCAATCGTGCAATTCAGAAAGATAGAAAGTTGTTCCTTGATGATCGCCGGCTTTATGTCTATCTTACGCTTCTTTAAAATAAGAGCAATCATCTTTTTAATGATTTGCAGAGTAATATATTCTACATGTTTACCGCCTTTGTTCGTAAAGATTCCGTTTACAAAAGATACGTGCTTAAACTCGTCGCTTAAACAAACCGAATACGACCACCCTTCTTGTGTCTCGGAAACCTTTTCGGAGTCCGTATAGAGCGAGACATAATGAGTGAAGTCCTTTACCGGTACCAAGGCATCGTTATACTTTACTTTTACTTCTTTACTTGTCACCCCAGCAATGTCGTAGACACGCCGTTGAAACAAGGAAATCATAGATTGAGTAAGTTCCTTCATACCAAGTCGCTTGTAATCCGGTGTAAAACTTACCAGCGTATATGGCTTTTTACTGCATGAAGTAATCGTAGGTTTGTTTAAAACATCCATGTTGTTTTCAAATGTTTGAACGTATTTAAGCGCGCGCTTTGCATCCACCGTTTCAATCTTACCCCATGTAGACCAGATCAAGACCAGCTTAAAACCAAACCCATTTTTACCACCCGTTGTCTTTTGCTCGTCTTTATTGTAATTCGTAGAGGTTCGTAGATGTCCGAAAATCATTTCAGGAATCCATAAATCATAGGTAGGATGCTTTTCAACATCAATACCGTCGCCATTATTAATAAGAGTAATTGTATTATTTTCAATAGACACTTGGATGCTTGTAACCACTTCGGTGGCCGGGTCCTTTAACTTTTTCTGATTCGTGCGAATCACGTGATCACGACAGTTCACAATTCCTTCGTCAAATAACTTAAACAAAGCAGGATTATAGTCAATATCTTCTAAGACAATCTTATCCTCTTTCATGATATACATAGGACCATTGATATTTTCTATAGAACCAATGTAAGTATCGGGTGTGTCAAGGATGTGCTCCTTGTCGGTTTTCTTCTGGTACTGAACTTCAAGAGACATAGTGGACATTTTATAGTGTTTTATAATAATTTAATTATAAATCAATTTTATAATTAATGAGCAATTGTAATAAAATATGTGAAAAGAGTATTTATTCATTCCCTACAAATAATCTATCTACAAAAATGATTCAGGCGCAAGCACTTAAACAAAACAAAAATTCAAAACTCGTATATAAAAATACAAGAGTAGAAAGTATTTATAGGTCTATCTTGGGGTTAGATTACCAAGAGAACAAGAGACTTCTTTTATTATACAAATATAAGTTATACAAAAAGTATTTTGATGATTTGCAAAATATTACTTACGATGTAAGGTTAAAATTAAATGAAATGTTGACCGTTATTATAGGCGGATTAACTGAATATGAATATAATTTGGTTTATAACATTGTCACGACAACCACGGTAGTGGTTACAGAAACCTTTACTCCTTATGAATATACTTTTTACGTAATGACTCGTGTCTTATCAAACATGTCCTATTTTATAATAAAAAATATAAACGACACCTTTACTTTTGAGCCTGGCTATTCTTATGTGTTTGATTTATCAGATCCTACAAATTACGACACAAAGTTCGCTTTGTCAAAACTAAAGGATGGTATAGGAATGGGTACTTATACAGGTACGCCTGGCACAGATGGCGCCATATATTCTATTAATATAGAAAAAGAGATTACATCGCCCTATTTGTATGCATTTAATGATAGAATAAGAAATGGTCCGACAGATGCATCTGGAAATAATATCGGTTTTATCTTTCAAGATGCTTACAACGTATGGGGCTATAGTGTAAGATATATCTATATAAATGTAGGCAATTTACCCATTACTATTATTGAAAAATATATCTATAAAGACCTTGAGCAATACACATCCTTAACAGTCTATGAACTTAATGGTCCCAAATACTTAATGGCTCCATTAAACGATTATACCGTTTATTTTAGTAAAAATAAATACAGATATACCGTTACCTATGGTACCTATTATATCATTGTTCCAAGAACTTATAATGCAGCTCTTTTAATAAATAGTGGTTATGAAAAAATAATTAGTTTTGCAGGTCCTAATAAAACAACAAAAAGAGTTAAAGGTGTACAATATGCTCCCGGAGTTACAGAAGATATCTCTCAAAACTTTTATTGGGACGAGGTTACCCTAACCGTGTATCAACCCTTTGATTTTTCCTTGAGTTTCTACTGTGAAAGTTTCGGTTTTATGGGCGGTATAAGTTTTATAAATTTCAAGGGTTCAGGAAATTCATCCGGTTCCAAAAAGCCAACCTATTTTAATAAAGAGAACAATTTATTTATAAAAGGTATAGACTCGCAGTCTGATGCAAATGTTATAACTAGTGGCTTAAATACTTATATCAGGTTTAACGACGATTTTATCTATGACTCAAATAGACAATACGGTCTTTATAAAGGAGTCTATACCATTTATGGCATCCCACAAGCGTACGCAATCACTTTATTGAATAAAGGAAAGAGTGATATTGTTAAATTAGAAAGTTTAACTTCCTCCTTTAAAAACGGATTAGGTCCTGATAATCAATACTATAATTTTTATTGGGGAATTCTTCGGATCACCGTTTATGCGGATTTTGGACAGATGTCTCTTTATTCTACCTTTCAAGGATACATGGGGCGTTCAACCTTATTTACTTATGGTTCTCAATATAATAATAATATTTCTTATCTAGACCCAAATTCTATACCGACTATTGAGAATAGGTTTGATAACACCTTTCGGTATGTAGATATTGACCCTACTATTCCTGTCATTACAAGCGATTATATTATTTACCCCCTGATACCCACGCTAAGTTATATTGTCCCGTTTTTAGAGTTTCTAAACACGCCACCTATCTTAAACAACATAGTCAACAATGTGATTGTTCCTGTTATACCTATTAATTTAATAAATATTTATGGCGGTTATAGTTACTCTCTTTATAATAAAAATAATAAATATTCTTTGAAAAAGGGTATGTATGTGATTGAATCTTCTGGCGCTTATCTTGCGCTTTTAAATTATGATAAAACGAATCTTATAAGTTATGTAGGTATTATAAGTGTAATTAATACTGGTCCTGATAACAATACTTATAATTATTATACAAATACCATTATTATTAGCGTTCTTGGAAATTTTGGATATATTACGATTGATTCAATTGATAATAATGGAAATAGAAATACACTTCATAATATTTTAAGTTACAGCAATTAAATTTCTTTCATTATTATATATGAAAACTTTTGGTTCTAGAGCGGAGGTTTTTCACGGAAATGCTAAAAAGACAACGGGTGGTTTAACAAAGTCCGATTTATTACAAAACAAACATGGTGAAATTGTCTCGCGTAAGAAAAGCATCACTGCGAAAAAGGAGAAGCGACTTGAGAAGGCCGGGTACTTTACAAAAAAAGGTGTCTTTGGTTTTGTAAAGAAGGATGTAAAAACTAGAGGGAAAAAGAGAGGAAAGGCTGGAAAGTCTAGACGGGCGAAGGCCTAAAGAGATACCTTTTTAGGAGCCGATGTTCCTCCACGTCTTACGCGGTTAATTGTACGAGTGGTTGCGTTTTTATCGGGTAAAACGGAAAGCGTTTTTGTCTTGGGTACGTTTGAATTTAGGGTGTTTTCCTTAAGTTTTTGAATACGTGAAGACGAATCTGAATAGGATTTATCATTTATACAACCAGATGTGCATTTTATTCTATACTTAAGCATTAATATAGTGTTATATTTTTTTTCGTTTGACCCTTCTTTTTTTAGATTTAGACTTTTTGGACTTTTTAGACCTTCTTTTTGCTTTTGCAGACGCTTTTGCTTTCCTTCCTCCAGCCATATGATAACTTGTTTTGCATGCTGCTAGTTGAATCATTTCGCCTGTTCTAAAAAACTCTGGATTTCCATCACTAGAACTATATTCTTTGGAATAACACATATATAAATAATATAAAATCTAATTTATATTATTTGTAATGAATCCTCAACAACGGTTACAACTTCATGAACTGATTAAACAAAATAATTCGGTAAACAATACAGACCTAATAAGAGAATTAAAACATAGTCATAAAATTCGCCAAGAAGTACAGATGATTGAAAAAATAAAAAGAGTGTACGATGATTTTGAAATACTTCAAAACGAATGCATTAAAAATTGTTATTTCCTAAATGAGAATTATACTGTTATTTACAACCGCCTATTAAAAAATAGAGTGGATATGGAT